TGTTCCATTCGCAGTTGCCGGGACTGCATTTGCGGCGAGCGTGTTATCATTTCCCACGATTGTTTCCTCCCTACTCTAAAGTTTGTTGAGGGCTCTGTATTGGCGGTTGCCCGCCTCCCTGCATCTGACCTTGCTGCAAGAACTGATCTGCGGGGTGCTTGGGGCCGGTTAATTCTGCCAGAACCTTCAAGATTTCTTTTCTTAATTGCACTTCGGTTTCCTGAGACTCTTTATATAATTTTAACAGCTCGACCTTTGTTTTGATGTTCTGTGTCTGCTGTTTTATTTTCTCGGTATTCGCCTTTTCGATCATGAGCTGCACCTGCGGAGGCGGTGGCAAGGGGGCGGGCGGAGGCTCGCCTTCCTTTTGCTCTCTTAACTGGACGGGCAGGGTCTTCTCAATTCTCTTGGAGAGCTTATCAGCATCCTTGATGTCGAGGTTCCCAAGGATAATATCGCCGCCGATCTTCATTATTTCAGGGTAGGCTTGGACGATTCTCTGCATGGCCTCGGAAGTTTCCTGTCTTTCCGTGGCAAAGTTAGGCCCGTTGGTCACGACCAGATCATACTTGCCCACGCTCATATCGTTGTAAATGGATTCCCTGCCGTGTTCCCGGATGATCTGTTTCATTTCCTTGACGCTGATTCCGGGGAACTTCTCCGGGTTTTCCTGAAGCATTTTTAAGGCGGCTCCCGCAGTCGTATTGATCGGGACAGTCGTCTCCGAATCGTCAACGTCCCGGAGCCGCACGTCTCTTTCGGAGTCATAGATTTCAGGTATCATAAAGAGTATGATCTTCCCGCTATGAGCCCGGGCTTTTCTTAAGTTGTCAGGATAAACGTAGGTGGCCGTGTCGCCGGGTATCTGCTTATTGATCACCGCAGCGCCGGTTCTTTCGGGGGTGTCTTCTCCCACGTCGGCCTTATACATCCCTATCGTCTGCCTGATGTTTTCCTGAGCCTGAGCAATTTGCGTAAAGATGGCCACAGGCGGGTCGCCGGCGTGCTGCCTCTGGGGAGGCGGAGCGTTCCCGTCCTGATTATAGAGCAAATACGGATAATTCTCCACATTCGCATTCATATAATCTTTTTCGTAGCCTTCAAATTGCTTGGCGGTTCCCACCCATGGAGCTTTCGGCGCGAGAGCGACGGTCTCCGCAGCCGAGGTCGTCCAGTAATTAAAGAGCCGCTGGGGGTCTTTCGCCTGCCTGATCAAGCCCTCGTTATAAGGCTTCCCTTCGATATTGGTTTCCTCGCCTTTTACCAGAATGATAGGGATGTATCTCCCCGGGAAGTCATTAGGCCCGTCGAGGATAGAGTTGGCCGTGATCTTATATTGCTTCACCTTCCATTGCTCGGTTTCCCTTTCTTTCTTTGCCTTGGGGCGCGGTTCCAGTTCCTTCGGAGGCTCCGGCATCTGGGGCGCTTGGGGAGGGGGCTGCCCTCCCGGAGACATACCAAGTTGGGATGCTTGAGGATTTCCGGGAGGCTGCCCCTGAGGCGGGACACCGCCTTGTTGCTGCTGCGCGGCTTGCGCCATTTGAGCCTGCTGTGCCTGAGCTTTTTGCTGCATATCTAACAGGGTGATTTTATAGACTTTTTCTTTTTCGTCCCATTCATCCTGAAGCTTTTTCAGTTCTTCTTGCGTGAGGACTTCGCCGTTTTCGAGCTGCACCATCTTCTTTTTTTCTTTCTTCCTGACGAAATATTCAGCGATGGTCACGGTGTCTTTGTCGTACCAATTCTCGGCGGAGAGGCCGACATCCACCTTCATATTTTCCCCGGGCATTTCCTGACCGGGATATTCCTCCTCGAATTCCTCCCGGGGGATTTTTCGGAGAACAAAGCCGTATTCCGCGTCAGCTCCGAACTGATCTTTGGCTGCCGGGTCCAGATAGACGAGGAAGGGATTCTTGACGTACTCCATGTAAATTTCCTGAACGAAGGGGTCTTCCTCCGTGTATCGGGTCAGGATTCGCCACGCGCCATAGCCGCAGGTAGTGGCCATCTTCCCGGCCTGATCGTAGATGGATTCGGCGTCGGAAAGATATTCGATGTTGTGGATGATTCCTTTCCGGATTCTGGCTAAATGCGGGTCGGCCTTGGAATCAACGGGCTTCACATCCACGCGTCCCCTTGACTGCCGCATTTCTCCTGTGACCTGCTTAATATATTTGGGCAGGAGGTTGACCTGAATGGTCGGGCGGCCTCTCTGGGCGCGCCGCTGTTTGTCGGCGGGGTCCCATTGGTCTATGCCGATGGAAAACTTCAAATCCTCGATGGCGGCCATGCGGTTGTGCGTGTCCGCGTCCACACAGCGCTTCAATCTTTTCTTGGCGAGTTCGAGAAAGTCCGACGTGTTCTTATCGGGCTTCACTTCGGATTTCGGCTTTTCGTCTTTATTTTTTGGCATAAATCCCCTTTATTATCCAAACATGATGTAAACGATGGCGCTTGGCGGAATCCAATATTTTATCGCGCCGAATTCTTTTGTCGGGATTTTAAAATTTTCATCCAGATAAAATCCGTCCTTAAAGTCCTCGATGCCTACTGAGTTTTCCAGCGTGACATTACGGTACAGGTCTCCATTTCCATATCTGAAATAACACGTTACTCTTTCAAATCCATTGTCAGGCATTATCCCCACCCCGCGCTTTGATTCATCAAGTTCATTTGATCGGTTACGGACCGATGGACGACTTTCGGAACGTAGCCCACCGCAAAGGTTCTGAAGGCATCCGCGCCATGGGAACACCAATTATGCAGAGGATGGTTGCCCATTTTCTTCTTTTCCTCGTCATATTCGGTCTGGTAGCCTTCAAGGGCCATGATGCCCCTCTCGCATCGTTTCCTGTCGAAATAGCATTGCGAAAGAATATTCCTGCCAAGGGCGATGCCGGTCATAACGGCCTGCGTGTCCCTCGGCCTGTCCACGGTGATCACCGGGTAGATTCCGCATTCCTCCGCGATGTCTTTTTTGGATTGCGCTTCCCTTCCCATCTGGCGCTGGGCGGCGTCATGCGGCATATAGTGATCGCCATAGACGTAGTGTTTCCTATGCTCGCTTTTCGGCTCCTGACCCTTCAGCACCTTAGCATAATGCTCGAACCCCTCTCCGCTATTTTCGTAATAGTCGATAAATCGAAACTCCTTTCCGATAACCTGAAGAAACCAAATTGTAGTGGAATCATCAATCCCCAAGTCCCAAAAAGTATATACTTCGTGTCCTGTTGCATGAGGAACAGGGCATATTCTACCAGCCTGTCTTGCCTCTCTGAGTTGTTTGACATAGTAAGCCCCCTGCACAAAACCTTCAAATGAACAGAAATATTCCTGCTCGATCAGTTCATCGCCCATCCCCTCCGCCCGCTGCTTCTCGATCTCGTCTATGGAGATAACCGGAGACCCGTCTATGCGGGCGGTGTCCCGGACGGTCAGGCATTCATCGTACCAATCCGGGGAGTTTTTGGCCATTTCGTACAATTCCCACGCATGGTTCCGCCCCCGGGGAGTATAAACAAACATCGCCCAGCCTTTATTTTCCGCGAGGATAGGCTGGATATATTTCCACGCCATCGGGTCCTGAAGGGAATATTCAGAGAAGACGCATCCCCGGGGGTTAGTTCCCACGATGGAGTCATAATTATCCGTACCGATTAACTGGATGATTGAGCCGTTGGTCAGCGTCAGCTTCATTTCGGCCTCATGCTTCTTGGCTAGAATTTCCTTGGGGATGTGGTCTAAGAACTTCATGCCGGTCCGGGGGTCAATCCCGTCCCAGAGAATCTTTTTCCCCTGAGAATACGTCGGGAAGAAATAGTAGTAGATACCGATATTCTGAACGGCATCCGTCACCATGATATTAAAAGCTGTCTTATCCTTCCCGGCGCGCCGATGCCACACAAGACAAAATCGTATAAACCCTGTCTGAAAAGCCTCCCAGACGGGAATCTGATATAACCTCGGGTCGTAATTATATGGTACTCTCAGCTCTTTCATCTAATTCCATTTGGTCATATGACCAAATCAATCTCTCCCAGAGTTTTATCCGTCCGGTGGACGGTTGTCATTTACTTCAATAATAATGCTACGTTAAAAAAGTGCCATTGTTGGGGAATCCCGGCCAAGTCCCTATCATTCCAGAGCCCATCTGCGGAATATAAACCGGAGCCGCCTCAATCGGTCTGGACTCTAAGGCTTCT